GAAACCATTTGTCAAGAATTATTTTTTGGAAAGTGGGATAAAATAAGGGACGAAATTTTGAAACACTCTGTATGCCCTCCAAATTTCTGTTCAGGACTATATTTGTCATGTGCAAACTTTTTGTGTAATTCCTGCTCGTATTTCCAGCAGTTGTAAATGGTATCATGATAAGTCCGCTGTATGCGTAAATCGTACCCTTTGAAACCTCTACTTCGTTTAATTACATGACGCCAGTCCTTTCCACTAGCTATCCCTACTTTAATACATTCTCTTTCGTATGTTCGTTGATTTACTAAGATTACTCCATATAATACTCCTTCTCTATCACATTCGTGAGGGTGATTATTGAAGTAAGTTTGATTGTAAACACCACCTGCCATTAATCGTCATACCTTTTTGAAAAGTACTTACGAGTATAGAATACTCGAATATATGACAAAATGCTTACTATAAAGATATTAGCAGAAGTTACTGTAAAAGAACTTGTTATTTCTAAAACATCAAGCATGAACCAAGTTGTAAAGAATAAAATAGGAGCTTGGGTTAATAGTCCTGATAATATTGAAAACGAGGTTTCTTTATGTATCATCATAGACCTTTCGTCGGGTTGTCTCCAATCGACTTTCCATTTACCTATTTTTATTTTCACTCCTCTACTTTCCTGACTACTTGAGGTATTATTTTTCCTGCTCTTATAACTTCTACTTTACACCCAATCTTTAAATCGAGTGCTTCTATTATTGACTTGTTATGTAAAGTTGCTCTTGATACTGTAGCTCCTTCGATATCTACGGGTTCTAGTATTGCTACTGGAGATACTGCGCCTGACTTACCTACTTGCCATTTAACATCAAGAAGGGTGGTAACCACTCCTTTTTCTTGAACTTTCATGGCGTAAGCACCTCTAGGGTGATGGCTAGTATACCCTAAGTTATCGAACTCTTCGTTTGGAATTATCCGAAAGACAGACCCGTCTTTCGGGAACATATCATAGTCACTATCTATACAAGTTTCAATGCCCATATCTGATACTGCTCTCATATCTTCAAGATAATTATCTGTTAAGTATGGAGACACTCCATGAGCAATAAAGTCTAACTCTCTGAGTTTAAACTCCTCTTTGTCTTTTAAATTCAATGCTCCTGCGGCATAGTTTCGTGCATTAGGAATGTGTTTAGGGGCTACTACTTCGCCACTAATTTGTATCACATCTTTTCTTGGTATTAGGTGTGGAACTAATATACCTTTTACTAAATGAGTAATATCAATTCCCTCTATACCGTCGCCTCTTGTTAAAACTTTTTCACATTCTCCTCCAGCATATAAAACACTTATTGCAGCTCCATCTAATTTAGGAGTCATGCAATAATCAACACTCCCCCAGTTCGGAGGAGTGTCTACATTCTGTATCACTTTTTGGAGGGAGAACAAAGGAAACAGATGTTTGTATCGTCTTTCTGAACGATTTTTGTAACCAATGTTATCATCATTGACTATTTTTGCTAGATGGTCGAAGACCTCATCTGACATGATGGGCTTCCCGTTATAATACGCCATTGCGGCTCGCTTTATAAGATTTTCTAACATTTATATATTATACTAAAAAATTGACCTTGTGTCAAGAACTATTTTTTTCGTGCTTTTTGTTGCCAGGGTGATTTGTTCTTGGTGAAACATATCTTAAATTATCTATATGAGGATTTAATTTATCATCATCAATATGGTCTACATTAAAATATACCTGAAGTCTTTCTTTTACTTCTTCAGGAAAGTCGTCCCAATAAGGTTTTAGTTCAAATGGGCATGCATGCTCATCTAGCATTTTATCGCCCCATGTATCTGCCACTAGTTGATGTACCTTTCCTTTTCTATATGCATTGTTGTAGCCATTAACCTCACTACCTTCTGTTTGTCTTAAATTATCGACTGGAACTTGTATACTGACTGAGGGATATTTAAGACCCTTATTTCCAGCTCCAACCCACTCTAGAGGCTTGCCCTCTTTATATCTTTTAAAACTTATTACTAAGCCATCTTCGGCAATCATGTATCCAGGCACTACTTGTCCTTGATATTTCATAGGTCTTAGTTCTTGGTCTATCCAATCAGGTCGTGCCAGTTTTATAGTATTTGCTTCATTAGATTCTGTTCTATTTAATACTGGTTTCATTCTTGATTGTGTCTTGGGTCTTGTTGTTGTTTTATTTTTTCTTCCAATTCCTTTTTGTCGGGAAGAGTTTGTTGTTGTTGTGGTTGTGCCATATTATTTTCCTATATCCTTCACTTCTTTTCGTGGAATTACTTGATATGCTCCTTTGTTATATGCAGGAGCAATTGTGTATTGTTTACTTATTTCTACTTTCCAAGAATTATCAGGCAAAGTTCCTTTACCTGAACTGGTGGAGCTGACAGAAATCGAATCTGCGACCTTCGCAGTGCAAGTGCGACGCTCTCCCTGCTGAGCTACAGCCCCCTTCTTGGTAACGCGTACGGGCTTTGAACCCGTGTTTCCACCTTGAAAGGGTGATGTCCTGAGCCGACTAGACGAACGCGTTTTGCTTCTTTTCCTTTTGATTTTTCGACCATTATAGTCGTAATTCATACTTCCTTTTATAATCATAATATATATTATAACAAGTTTTTAAGGTTCTGTCAAGAACTATTTTTAGTTTAGGTAAATTTTATCTAAAATTTCTTTAAATTCTTCCTCTAAAATAGTTTTGCTTTCAGCTAGTGACAAGACTTCGACCAGTCCTACAAATAATTCTCTAACATTATCAATATCTATAGGCATAGTAATACCTTCCTTTGAAGGCAACCATTCTTCATCAAAATCTAAATAATACTTTCGTAATGAAATATACTCAACACCTCTAAATGTATTAATTACTAATCTAATTTGTTTGGTGTCGGTCTCTTGAACTACTCTTTCATATATTGCTGGGGTGTTTACTAAATCAATCATTTTTAATTATCCTATTAAGAGGAACAATACTAATGATGTTCCTAGGCATTAATAAGCGATATGAGTCAGTATCCCAACAAAATAGTAAGACTGTATCGTGAGCTTCTTTAGCTCTATTTCTTTTATTAGCGATATACGGAGTTGTAAAATCACGAGTGCAAATATTGTATTTTGATCTTCGCGAGTTCTTACTCTTATAAGTGATGACTGCATCGCCAGCATCATCTATTTTTCTTTTAAAATCATCTTTTGTCATAATCCCTCCAAGTTTATCTAACAAACGATAATTTGAATCGTAAACTTAATGGTTATAACTTGTAGATGCAAAAAACTAGGGCAGTATAACTACCCTAGCGAAACAAAACTAAACTAATTGTTTAGGTTATTTACTATTTGTGCAAAGTAATTTGCTGCTTTACCAGTCAACTTCGATATAATAGCAGGGTCAACTTCTTGACCTGCATCACTCAAAGCACTTGTTAAAGAAGATTGGGCATCAGCAACACTTACTCTACCACCGCCTCCCGAGCCATTAGAACTTCTAGGTGCTGGAGTTTTCCTCACATATACACCTGCCTTTGTAAGAATCATTCTAACACCATTAGGTGATTCTTCTAGCTGTTCAGCGATATCCTTCACAATCTCCATACTATTTTCTGGAGTTGGTTCTTCAGCAGTATACATATCTACTGCTTCTTGCTTTTTCTCATCAGTCCAAGCCATTTTTCTATTTCTCCTTAATTTTCCAAATTTATTTTGATATTCTGCAACTGATATGGTATTTCTGTAGCCAGGGCACCAACCTGTTGCGTCTTTCATTTGCGTGTAAAATCTATCACTCATAAATATATTATACTAAAATATAAGTGCGATGTCAAGAACTATTTTTGTATCCGTAACCAAAATGGTTATGGATTGCCGCTAACTTATCTTCTGCTGTTGCTATCTTCTCTATTTGACTTTCGATAGCCTCAACGATGTCAGGGTGTTCTCCTATACCCGCAGAGTTTATCTGATATACTTTTACATTCGCTTTGGCTACTTCAATTTCGCCTTCTAATTTTTTACATAATGCTTCTAGTAAGTAATTCATATTAATCCCTTATAAAATCAGAGGGGTCTGGGTCTGGTAATATTCCTCCTATCATAAGAGCAAATATTAGAATTATACAAATTAAATCAATCATTCTTATTTTCTCTCCTATAATAGTCAATCATATCGTTCCATCTCCAAAACATCTTTGTTTCATGTTCCCAAAACCAACCTCTATGCTTGTGTTCTTCTAATTTATACTGACTAACATGGTATCTTCTACCCCATGCGTCAGTTGTGTATGCAAATTCTGTCATACTTTTTTAATACCTAAAACAAAATTCTCTGCAGCATTTTCTGCGTACATTTCTCCATGTCCTCTATAAAATTCAGTTTTAAGCAATTCTCCATTTTTATAAAGTCGACAACCCCAATTGTTATCAATCTTTATCACATCAGCTCTCCTATCCCCATCTACATAGGTAGTATAAGCTGTACTGTCTTTTTCAAATTTCATCTTTTCCTGTGACTCCTCGTGCAAATCCTTTTATAAATTTATCTTCTTCAAATAAAAAAGAATACACAACAAAAGGGAATGCAACACAAAAAATAAATAGCACTACAAGAGTGCTAAGTATCGGTTTTTGCACTAATATATTATTAGGTGTTGTAGCTTTTATTACTTTATAACTAGGATAATATAATGTCGCCATTGCAACTACTACTCCCGAAAAGTATGCTACTAAGATTAAGTCCCACATGATTTTTCATTTCCTTATAAGTATTTTTGTAAATGTCGTAGACTTCCAACTTCATAAGCTAGGGCGCTGCCCCAATATCCTGTTCTCGAACCATCAAGCCAAGGAAAAAATGTTTTAGAAGTATCGCATGGCTCTAGTATAAATACTTTATAGCATTTAGCTCCATACTTATCTTCATAATTTACACACTGCGTTATGTTCCCATAACAAGCATATCCCCCTCTTTCTGACTGATACTTTTGCGTAATTTCATCTTTAATTATCGCAAATTTATTATGTCTAGGATACCATACTTTTTCATTGTATTCAATCTCTTCGGCTACACATTGTTCAGGTAGCATGGCATTTCTCATGCCTGCCCAGTCTGATTCTGCTAATTTTTGAGGCACTCCAAGTCTTTCTATAATTGCTTTGACAAAGGCAGCTGAACGATATATTCTATCAGCAATAGTTGATATATTATCGCCCTCTATGTAAGATTGAACTACCATTCGTAGTTCATCTTCAGTTGCACCTTTACCTTTATTTTGTGCTTTCCTTATAGCACGAAATTCTTGAGTATCTCTCCAATCATCTATGATTTTTTGAAGTCTGGTCGTGTTATACCTAATATTCAAAATATCACAGGCTTCTCTCTTAGTTATTGGTTTTTCTTGTCCTAATAACCCAACTACTTTTTGTATGTTAGTGTCTGATAAGTTCTCATGTGATTTACTTCTTATCGCCACTTATCTACCTCATGTAGAGATTTTGTTTCATCTATATTTTCACCTAATAAAATAATAGCATAGTGAATAATTTTTAAAAGGTCATCTTGGTTTTTTCCATTCTTTTTCCCATATCTCTGGGCATATTTTATTATATTACCAATGCAAAACCCTTCTCCATGTCCGCAGTCAAAAACAAATTCTGTTGTTTGAATTTTATTCTGCGAGTAGTGTTTATCATAAGTTTGCACTATATGATTTGTTACTAAGTTTAGTACTTTATCTTCGTTAAACTTATACTCCATCTTCCAGCACTTCTACTAAATTAGAATAGCCTCCGATTTTCTGTCCATTGTATATTACTTGTGGAAAAGTCCTAGCTGTAGGAAACTCTTTCATAAATTCTTGAGCAGTATAATCTGTGCCCATCATTTTATATTCTACATTGCATTTCTTACTTTCTGCTAGTTGTTTTGCCATTTTGCAATAGCCACAATTTTCTTTACTATATATTACTACTGTATTAATCATGTAATCATTCCAAAGTTGTTTCACTTCTTACCCTGCTGTTATTCTTCTATCTGTCCATGCTAAGCCTTCGTCCCACCAGTCAGGTTGTTCTCGGTGTGACCAATTAGCAAAAGTTGCTTTATCTGTATGATAATACAACCTGTAGCTACCGATGACATCATCTTCATCTTTGAGTTCATCAGGCATAGCCATTAAAAAAGGAGTGAGTCCATTTCTGGGCATATTTTTCGGTTCTGGCAGTTTGTTGATTACTTCAACCACTGATTTGTGTAATTTGCCATATCGATAATGGTATTCATCGTTAAGTGCATTTGCGTAGCAATGAACCCACTCAAAATTATCCAATGATTGTCTAGTCCATATTGTGCATGGGTGGTTATACATCATTGGCAAGTATGGAGTTAGAGGTCGTTCCTCTAAGGGTAAGTGCTTAATAGCAGCTTTCTCTTTGTTTAGCACTTCTCGCTCTTCAGCATTAAGTGCGCGAGGAACATGACCTAACATTTCATCTACCCATATTGCCGTGCTT